GCCAGTGAGAACTAGAACCCATTGCCCTACGCCGAGCATTGCAGAGATGGTGCCAATAGAGCAGGAACCGTCATCAGCAACGGCCGCCTTAAAGTCGGTACGTTGCCCCTTGGGAATCTTGTCAACAACCAGCGCCAGTGATCGACATGACGAGACATAGGCGGCTAGTTCTTTAGCCTCAAAGCCTGCGATTATGTCGCGGGCCTTGGTCACTGCCTCGGTGGTAAATGCAACGGGGCCGCCGTTGCTATCGGTGGGGTTGTGCCCCTTGGTCTCTGTGCTATTTGAAGTCACGTAGTAAACCGTAATCGAATTTCCGCACTATGTCCAGTCATTACGTACAGAAATCGACAGACCCCAATTTCCAACAAAGTTAGAAATACGCAACGAACCACAGACACACCGACACTCTGAACGGTTACGGATAGCCCGACCATGACCGACCGACCCACCACCGACCCACGACAGGGACCGACCCAAGGCCGACCCAGAAAAGGGAACCATGGTTGCGCCCATGGCAACCCATTTTCACTATCGGAGGTGCGGGGGGCACCCCCTTGGGGGGTGGGGTCTGCGCCGTTACATATGTATAGATATCAATATCTAGTGCGTGATGTTTTTTGGAACGGGGGAGGCGGGGGAAAGTTTTTTTCTTGTTTTTTCTTCGGGTTGTATACCTTGGGGGTGGAGATTGGATACATTAAAGGGAGAGGGTGGGGGATGGGTGAAATGCTTCAAGGCATTTCACCCATCCCCCCCTTTTAAGGTATACAAGGGTGTCCCACTTTTTTGTGGGACATTGGGTATATAACTGTAGGAGGATAATGATGCCGCAAAATGGTGGTGGACGAGGTTGGAAGACTGATCCTGATTCAGGTGAGAAGGTTATGCCTGAGCAGTGGGGTGAGTTTTTGGATTGGTTGTTGTCGGAGGTTCGTGAGCCTGCTACTCAGAAGGAGTGGTGTGCTGAGCGTGGGTTGAATGATCGAACTGTTCGTCGTTGGAAAGCTGATTCTCGTTTTGTCCGTGAGTGGGACCGTAGGGCGGCTGAACTTAATGTACACCCTGAACGTACACAGTCGGTTGTTGATGCGTTGTACAGACAAGCTTCACAGGGTGATGTAAAAGCTGCCGCATTGTATTTGCAATACATCGACAAGTTCACTCCGAAGCGTCGTGTAATGGTCGATGATCAGCGTGATGCGTCTGGTTTGAGTGATATTGAGCTTGCTGCAGAGCTAGAAGAGCTTGTTGCGGAGCTTCAAGGTGAGTGAGCTACAAGATTTGCATGATGATGGCATGTGGATGCAACTCGAAGAAATGGGAGAGCGTCCTGATCTGCTAACTGACCCGTTTTTGGATGACACTCCGTTGGAGTGTGGGATAGACAATCCTGATATTTGTGAAAGTTGTCAGTAATGGCTCCAAGACCTAAGCCTTATGCCCAAAAAGGGGAATCTGCGCGTTATTACGCAGATAACCCTGCCGCTCGCAGAGTAAAGGCTAGGACAGATAAGAGAATTAATAAGCGCCCTGAGCAAGTTCAGAAGCGTGTAGAAGCAAATGCTGCTCGGAGAGCAGCTAAACGTGCAGGGGTGAAGCTAACTGGCCGTGATGCTTCGCACCAACCTAATGGGACTATCAGATTTGAGAGTTCTAAAAAGAATCGTGGCCGTCGTGGGGAAGGTAATCGTTAAAGGTGGGGGATTATGTCGATAGAAGATGTCGCAGAGAAAGCAGATATTTGGTCAGAGTCAATTAAGAAGATTATTAAAGCTATTACGGCTGCTGTGGTTGCCTTAATTGCTGCAATTAGCGGTGTAACAATGCTTTGGTCTAATGATGATCCAGAGCCTGCACCTACGGTGCGAACGGATCTTGTGCCTGGGTATGGGCCGCAGTGTTCACAGCTTTACAATACGATTGACCATACGTGGACTGAATCGCAGTGGACTGTGTGGGAACAATTAAAGAAAGATATGAACTGTTAAATGGCTAAAAAACCTGATCCTCGGTTAAAGCGTGCTGGTGTTAGTGGATACAACAAACCTAAACGAACACCTAGCCATCCTACGAAGTCGCATGTTGTTGTGGCTAAAGAAGGAGATCAGATTAAAACGATTCGTTTTGGTCAGCAGGGTAAAACTGGCGATAAAGGTAATACGGCTAGGTCTAGATCGTTCAAGGCTCGCCACGCAAAAAACATCGCTAAGGGCAAGATGTCTGCGGCTTATTGGGCAAACAAGGTGAAGTGGTAGCTATCTGAGGGGATAGCCGTTGTACCACATGACTGCGCTATGCCGTTCACCAGCTTCAAGGGGGGCTACTCGGTGTTCAAGAAAGCTAGGAAACACGATTATCGATCCTCTCGGGCAATCGTTAAAGATATGCAGTTGGTCATAGCAACGAATTTCGAGGAATCCGCCTTCGTATTCGTGAGGGTGAGAAAGGTTGACTGTTGCTGAAAGTTTTCGGACAGTCCCTTGGAATTTGGGGAAAGGCGTTACATTCAAAGGGATCGGAGGATCAATCTTTTGGACAAGTCTTCGAGCCGCATGCTGATCTGAGTTTCCGTCAGTATGCCAGTCGTAATATCCGCCAGTGGAGTACCGAGTATATTGGATGGCTTCAGGTAGTTCTAGGTCGTAGTACCAGCCTGCTTCTTTGTTTGCTTGTTGCATCCAAGCACCAATGGTGCCGCTTAGTTCATCGTCGTAGATCCAAGAAATTTGGGATTTGCGATGATCAGGGTTTTCCCCGAAATGAAAACCTTCAACCTGTTCGGTCTGAGCAGCAGCGTGTTGTATACCATCGCACTGCTGTGGGGTTAGCGCCTCTGGGATGTACCAATAATGGTTGGTGAACATGAATTCAAGACTAGCTGAACTTAAACAAGAAGCAGAATGGAGGAGGTGTGTTAAAGATGAATCATATTTTTTACAGAACTATTGGCACATTGCTCACCCTGCTCATGGTCGTATCCTTTTTGGGTTACGTCAGGCTCAAGAGGAAGCTATCCAGCACTGGGCCGCTCATAGATATTCGCTTACGCTAAAAGCAAGACAAATTGGGTGGAGCACGCTGGTAGCTGCCCACCAGTTCTGGCTGGCGTTTTTTCATCCAGACCAGAACATTATTGATCTCTCTCGAACTGAGAGGGAATCCGTACTGTTACTTCGGAAGAGTAAGTACGGGTACCAACACTTACCGAAATGGATGGTAGAACGTGGACCTAAGTCCTTGGTGGAACACCAACAGCGAATGGGTTTCGATAACGGATCGCAGATTACATCGCTCCCGTCGGCATCTGACCCTGCCCGTGGTGAATCGGCCACACTCATCGTGGTTGACGAATGGGCTTTCCTCCCAAACCCAGAAGATGCATGGAGTTCAATAGAACCCGTAGCTGACGTGGGAGGCCGAATTATCGGCCTTTCTACGGCTAACGGTTCAGGAAACTTCTATCACCAGTTGTGGGTCGGGGCGACAACAGGAGCCAACAAATTTGAACCCATGTTCTACCCTTGGTCCGCAACTGAAGATAGAGGCGATTCCTGGTACCAAGAAAAAGTTGAGTCAATGCTGCCGTGGCAGCTTGCTCAGGAGTACCCGACAACGCCCGAAGAGGCGTTCGTTAAGTCGGGTAACCCTGTTTTTGACCTCGACATTTTAGAAGAAATGAGCAAACACACAACGTTCGGAGAAACTGGTTACTTACATCGCAACGGCTCAGCTATAGAGTTTAGAACATGAGTTTGGAAGTCTGGGAACCACCAGAATCTCGTAGCGCCTATGTAATGGGAGTGGATACAGCCGAAGGGTTGGGTCACGGCGACTACAGCGTTATCCAAGTTCTTAACGTAGGCACAGGAAACCAGTCTGCAATTTGGCATGGGCACATAGCCCCAGATTTGCTAGCCGAGGAAGTCCTTTCGTTAGGCATGTGGTATCGCAACGCTTTGTGTTGCGTGGAATCCAACAACCACGGGCTAACAACAATCACAGAACTACGACACTTGGGTTACCCAAACCTTTTTAGGAAACGTCAACTAAACAACGTCAACAACAGAATCAGTCAAGAGTACGGCTGGAAAACCACCCGTACTTCTAAACCTTTAATGATCGATGATTTAAGTTCCGCTTTACGAAACAACGAATTGCAAATAAATGATCGAAACACTGTCGGGGAGTTACGCACTTATGTGCGAAACGACCGAGGATCTATGTCTGGTTCTCCCTACGATGACCGTGTAATGGCTCTTGCTTTAGCTAACCAGATGCGTAAATACGCTTATGAACCCGAATACGCACCTGAGGTAGATGACTACTGGACTGTTGATTGGTTTGCCCGTTTAAGCAATGTTCCTGAGGCATCCTCGCCATATAACATAGGTTCGTATACAGTTCGTGGGACACGGTAAACACCCTATAGAGCATGTTCTACAAGGAAGGGCTGTAATGGCTAAATTTGTTTCGCACACCAGCGGGACCCAAACTGTAGATGGGGCAAAAGGCAAGAACGCTAAAATGGAACGTGGTTCCAGTGTTTCAGCTAACCCTATTTGGACCCCAGGTGGACCTCAATCACCTGATCAGCGCATGAGTGCTGGCAAATACGCTAACCAAACTGGCGGTTACGGTGAAACAAGCGTTCGCGACACACCAGAAAACCAACACGGGATAACTGGTAGCGTAGAACCAGGTCATCAGCCTGACCTCCGCGGTCACGACGCTGGCTGAAAATGGCCGTCATCCCTGACGGTGCGACATTTGAAGAGTTCACTGAGTATGTTTTGGAACGCCGAAAGTCTGTTCCTATAACAGAACTTAAAGAACTTTACGAACGTCATTTGCGCTTAAAGTCAATAACTGTTTCCACGGGGCAAGGGTTTCAATCAACCCTTCCCCGTGATGAGCAGGGTTTAACCAAACGTGAACGTGAAGCCAAAGTGTTTGCTGAGGCTAAAGCTTCAGGTCGCAATATAGAAAAGCTGCCAGAGAAAGCACAGTTTTAGAAATGGCTCGGAAAACTCGTCAAGAAACGCTTGAAGACTACATTGAGAAAATTGATAAATGCCGTCGTTGGCGAGATCAAGAAAACTTTGAAG